ACCCAAACCCGATGGACTGGGGCAATTCAAGATCAGACGGCAGCATTGTAAAAGGCCACGACGACGCTGGAGGATCCGCCGCCCGGTTTTTCTACTGCCCCAAGGCCAGCAAGCGCGACCGCGAGGAGGGGCTCGATGGGTTCGAGGAACGTCGCGTGTTCGGTGATGGTGGTGCGAGCCTCGACGGAATCAGCAACACCCGTGGACCCCGTGCTAACCACCATCCCACCGTGAAGCCCACGGAACTCATGCGCTACCTGTGCAGGCTTGTTGTACCACCTGGTGGTATAGTTCTGGACCCGTTCACGGGTTCTGGCAGCACGGGTAAGGCCGCAGTGCTTGAGGATTTCTGGTTCATCGGCATCGAGTTGTCTGAGGAATACTCAGCCATCGCGAGGGCTCGCATCCAGCATGCCATGGACAGTAAAAATATTTGAGAGATAATAATTTGTGTAGTATAGTCAGATTGGGGGACTATGCATGGGCTTCTTAGACTTCCTTAAGAAAGAAAGCCGCACCACTCGCGCAGTGGTTGGCCTCACGATGGGCCAGCCGCAGTACAGCCCGGCACGGTACGACAATTTTGCGCGTGAGGCCTACGCTCGCAATCCGTGGGTCTTCGCTTGTGTTCAGGAAATCAGCCGCGCTATCGCGGGCGTACCTTGGGTTCTGTACCAGGGGCCAGTAACTGGTCGCAGGGGCAAGGTGCGGGAAATCGACGTCCACCCCCTACTGACGCTGCTGGCTAGACCTAATCCGGAGCAGGGCGGAGGAACTTTCTTCGAAGCCCTTGCTTCGTATTGGCTAATCTCTGGAAACAGTTACATCGAGGCGGTAGGTCCGAAAGGCGCACCGCCTCGTGAACTTTATACGCTTCGTCCAGACAGGATGAAGGTCATTCCTGACATGATGAACCGTGTCGCTGGTTACGAATACAGCGCCGGTGCTGAAGCCGTGACGTTCACGACGTCCGAGGTGCTTCACATCAAGACGTTCCATCCGCTCAGCGACTGGTACGGCCTCAGCGCCATCGAAGCAGCGGCTAGGATCATTGACCTCGACAACGAACTGTCCAACTTCGAGGTGGCGCTTCTTCAGAACTCCGCACGGCCTTCGGGTGCGCTGTTCACGGAGCAGCAGCTCGACGATAGGCAGTTTCAGCGTCTGAAAGACCAGATTGGCGAGATTTACACCGGAACTCGCAACGCCGGTAAGCCGATGGTTCTCGACGGTGGTCTGGACTGGAAGCAGATGGGTCTGAGTCCCGAGGCCATGTCGATGACGGAGATGAGCAAATGGACTGCGGCAAAAATTGCTGCTGCGTTCGGTGTGCCGGGCGAAATCATTGGACTTGGAGCGGCAACGTATCAGAACCGCAGGGAAGCGCGTCGGGCTCTGTACTCCGAGACGGTGCTACCTATGCTCGACCGGCTTCGCGACGATCTCAACAACTGGCTCGTCCCGAAGTTTGGCGAGCGCTTGCGTCTGGACTACGACCGAGACAGTATCGAGGCCCTTACGGAAGATCGTAAGAGTCTCTACGAGACGGTCAGGACCGCCGACTGGCTTACCGTCAACGAGAAGCGCGAAGCTACCGGTTACGGAGAGATGCCAGAGGGTGACGTTATCGTCACGCCTAGCAATATGTTGCCTCTTCAGCTTACGCCGCAGGGTCAGGTTCAGCAGGGTAACGACGTTCAACCGCAGGTGGGGACTGATGGAACCGTTGAGCTTTAAGGAAGTCAATCTCAGCCCGCCTGAAGGCGTCCGTTCGGCTTTGCGCCGAGGTTTGAAACTTCACGAGGAAGGCCATAGCGGCGATGGGCTTATGCCTGAAACGGTGGCATGGGCTCGTCGAATGGCTAATGGCGAGGCCGCGTCGGAGGAGAAGATTCGGAAGATGAGGGCGTGGCATGCTCGTCACGCCGTCGATAAACGCCCAGGATGGGAGAACCCTCCCACGCCTGGTTATGTGGCGTTCCTGCTCTGGGGCGGAGCAGCAGGCCGCGCGTGGTCGGAGCGTAAGGTAGCGGAACTTGATCGTTCAAAGGAGAAGGCTATGAGCGAAAAGGCAGACGCGCCTAACTCCGAAGCGCGTCACAAGCATAAGCGAGTGGTTGAAATTAAGTCGTTCGGCCTGAGCGACGTTCAGATTGATGAGGCCGGCCAGTTTGAGGGATACGCCAGCGTTTTCAACAACGTTGACCGTCACGGCGACATCGTGATGCCTGGTGCGTTCCGAAAGACCATCTCCGAGAACCCTAGCGTGCCTATTCTGTGGCAGCACGACCAGACCAAGCCTATCGGCGTGACGCGAGCGATTCGCGAGGACCAGAACGGTCTGCTGGTCAAGGGTGAGCTTAATCTCGACACGCAGATGGGTCGCGAGGCGTATTCCCTGCTCAAACAGGGAGCGCTGAAGGGCCTGAGCATCGGTTATCAGGTGATCAAGGACGACTTGGCCGGACGAGTTCGTCAGCTTAAGGAAGTCCGGTTGATGGAGTATAGCCTAGTGACTTTCCCCGCTAATGAACTCGCTCAGGTTACTAGTATCAAGCAACTCGATAATGATATGATGATGTCGCTCAAGGAAAAAATCGCAGAAATTCACCAGTATGCGATGGGAGCCATGGGCATTTTGGAAGCACTCCAAGGTGAGGAGCCGGAGGAGCCGATGGACGAGTACGAAGAAGATATGGAATGCGACGCTTGTGGAAACAGACATCGCAAACAGTCTTTGTACTGCGACATGTGCGGCAAGCCCACTCGCAAGCCTATGGAGCCGCGCAAGGCAGACGACGCGATGATTGCGCTTCTCGAAGAGATGCGCGCGGCTCTTAAGGAGGGCTGAAATGGAAGCAAAGGATCTGCATATTGAAATGCAGAATATCTTCCATCAGTTCAAGGCTAAGAATGACGAAGCCTTGGCTGAGGCGAAGAAGTTCGGTTCGTCGGTCCAGGAGACTGTGAACCAGGTTGACGCTCTCAACGAGCGTATCAGCGATCTTGAGACGAAGCTTGCCCGCCCCTCGCTGGTTGGCAATGCGTCGGCGTCCAACGCTTCGATGGAAGTCAAGGCTTTCTCGAACTGGATGTCGAAGGGTCTGGGCGCGCTGCCGATGGAGCAGAAGGCTGTTCTCCAGATGGACAATCTGGAAGGCGGCGGCTACCTCGTGGTGCCCGAGCAGATGCTCAGCGAGCTTCTGAAGGCCGTTGACGATGCCACCCCTATCCGCCAGCTTGCTCGCAAGTTCCGTGTGAACGGCGCTGCCTCGCTGGGCGTGCCGACCCTCGACTCCGACCCCAGCGACTTCGCTTGGACGGCTGAGCTTGGCACCATCGCTGAGGACACCTCGATGGCGTTCGGGAAGCGTTCGCTGACCCCGCACCGTCTGACCAAGCGTGTTCTCATCTCGCGCGACCTGCTCCGCCAGGCTGCTATGAACCCCGAGCAGATCGTTATGGACCGTCTGGCCTATAAGTTCGCCATCTCGGAGAACAAGGCGTTCCTGACCGGCTCCGGCGCTCAGCAGCCGCTCGGCCTGTTCACGGCCAGCGACCAGGGCATCCCGACCTCGCGCGACAGCCAGACGGCTTCTTCGACGGCTTTCACCGCCGACGAGCTGATCGACATCAAGCACAGCATGAAGGCCAACTACTGGCCCAACCTGCGCTGGCTGTTCCACCGCGACTTCCTCGTCCGGGCTCGTAAGCTCAAGGACGGCAATGGCGTGTATATCTGGAACCCCGGCTTCAACGGTATTCCTAACACGCTCGTTGACGTTCCCTACGTCCTCGACGAGAACGCGCCGAACACGTTCACCAGCGGTAACTACGTCGCCATCATCGGCGACTTCAACTACTACTGGATCGTTGATTCGATGCAGATGGAAATGCAGCGCCTTGAGGAGCTTTATGCGGCTACGTCGCAGGTTGGCTTCATCGGTCGCGCCAAGCTCGACGCGCAGCCTGTCCTGGCTGAAGCGTTCAAGCGCGTGAAGCTTGCGTAGGAGGAAACGATGCTTCTCAACGAGATTCAGATCAAGAAGGCCGTTGCCTACACCTCGGCGGCCGCCTCCAACGTGAACGGTGACGTCATCGACACCGCGAGCGCTGAGAGCGTGCTGTTCTTGGTGCGGTTCGGCACCGCTGCCTCCAACAACACGATCAAGGTTCAGCAGGGCGCCCTTTCGGATGGTTCGGATATGGCCGACCTTGAGGGTTCCAGCGTTGCGGTTGGTTCGAGCGATGAGATCGTTGCTGTCGAAATCGTGAAGCCCCGTGAGCGTTACCTGCGTGTCGTCGTGCTGCGTGGCACGTCCAGCACCATCGAGGCGGGCTTCGCCCTCGTCGGTGGCCTGCGCGTCCAGCCTGCGGATAACGCCGATGCCGGAACCATCGCGAGCGAGAAGCTCATCTCGCCGCCCGAGGGTACTGCGTAGGATTGGGATAGGGCCGGGGAAACCTGGCCCTTTCTTCCGAAGGGGGAACGATGTCGTACAACACTCTCAATTACGAGCAGCAGGGCGGCGACGTCTGGGTTGTCGGTGGCGATCTGAACGTCGTCTCCGGCGGTGACCTGGATATCAAGACCGGCGGCAAGATCAAGGCTAACGGCACTCAGGCTGCTGCGATTGCTGATGCAGTCGGCGGCGATGAAGTTGCCAAGATCAACGCCATTCTGGCGGCTCTTCGCGGCGTTGGGATTATCGCGCTCTAAGGAGGTGATCCAGTCTACGCGGGGCTAACCACCCCGCAAACTGGGTCAAAAAGTATGGGAAGCAAGCTCATTACTGGTCCCACAATTGAGCCGGTTACGCTCGCAGAGGCTAAAAGCCACCTGCGGATTGATAGCACTCAATTCACGTCTGACGTAACTGTTTTGCAGACCATCGCCCCGGACATCCACGCTGTTACGGTGGGGTACACCAACCTTGGCAGCAGCGTGAACGTCCTTGGGTTCTCCGGTAGGATTCTCGTCCAGCTTGATGTCGGAACGATGACGGCTGGCGGGACTTTGGACGTGAAGGTCCAGGAAAGCAATAACGGCTCATCCTGGACCGACGTCTATACTTTCAGTCAGGTAACTACAGCTAACGATGCTCAGATTCTTGAGTACAACTACATCGGCTCGGCGCAATTCGTTCGCGCTGTTGCATCTGTTGGCGTGGCGAGCGCGCCTTTCAGCGTAAATGTCCTGAAGGACTCGGCTAGCAGCCCGGACGATACCTACGTCACGACGCTGATTACCGTCGCCAGGCAGCTTGTTGAGACTGAACTCAGGCAGAGCCTGCTCACTCAAACGTGGGATCTTTGGCTCGATGCGAAGTCGCTCAACATGGATGTGGACCCGCTCACCGAGGGGCGTATTCTTTACAACCCGAACAACCTTGAGATTGCACTGCTGCGGTTCTACGCACCTTATGTCGAGTTGCCCTACGGTCCGGTGCAGTCTGTGAGCGTGATTTACTACTATGAGGACGATAACGTTCAGCGAACTTTTCCTGCTTCAAGCTATTACATCGACAATAGCGGTCTTGTTCCTCGTGTTTGTCTTGCTGTTGGCGCTACTTGGCCAGCCGGAGTACGTCCGTTCGCGTCTCTTCAGATACGCTATGTCGCAGGCGCGACGACCACGGCGGCGGTCCCGTACCCGGTGAAGCAGGCGATGCTGATGATTATCTCGCACCTGTATGAGAACAGGGGCAAGGAGTCGGTAGCCATTCCCGAGATGGCCAAGACGTTGCTGTCGCCGTACAAGGCGGTGCGCATATGATCTCGATCAGCACCGATGCAGCTATGTCGGAAGTGTTCTACAACGCGAAGATCAAGAAGTTCGGTAACTTCAAGGAGCAGCTTCGCAAGTGGCAACGGTATATGCAGGAAGAGCAGCGCAAGCGATTCCGCAATAACGCGCTTGGTGGAACCTACGACGAGGTGACTTGGCCGTACTTCTCTGAGTACATGCTCAAGCGTGGATACCGCCGCGTTAAGGGCCGCGTGAAAATGGGCGACCCGATTATGCGGGATAGCAACACGCTTTATAACTCGTTCCGTGGCGGTGAGTTCAAGCTGACCAACAACTCGGCGACGTTCCGAATCACGGTGCCGTATGCGGCTGCTCATCAGTTTGGCGTGCCCAAGCAGAAGCTGCCAGCTCGTCCGATTATGCACGTTAGCCAGAAGAACGTTGCCTACCTTGGCCGTCTTGTGAAGGATTACCTGTCAGACGGTAAGTACGGCCGGAGGCCAAATGGCTAGCCCTGATTCGCTGAACTGGATCAACCAGGCTGTCACCGAGGTGGCCACCGTCCTGCGTGCGTCTGCTGACTTTATGCACCCAACCGCTTTAAACGGGGCTACAGGCGTCGTTTTGCGCGTTGATGAGCACGACATAGAACAGAGTACCCTCGGCCGCACCGGAGCGATTGTAGCGGCTTGCAGGTACGATTCTCACACGCGTGCAGCAGACGATGATGCCGCCGGTCAGCAGGACTACCTGATTGATGTCGTGGTGCGAATCATGGGCAATCTGCCGTTGAATCACCGCCCAGCAGACCGTGTTGGCGTAGTGAGAGCGATTCAGCGCGCCGCGAGTGTCATGAGTCACGTTGTCTACAATGAAACGAAGTTACCTAACGGTCGTTTCGGTGGGTATAGTGAGCTTGCGTTCCCTATTGACGGTAGCATTATGGATATGCAAGACGATAAGGGTTACTATATAGTGTTAGATACGGGGATTAGGCTTCACGTCACCCTGTACGATTAGGAGGACCGATGTCGGATGAGATTCAGCCGGTCGTTCCGGCAGAAGTGGAAAATGCCGTTGAACAAGCAACCGTGGCTGAAGTGTCGGCACCGGATGTTGAGGCAGCAGGTGAGGAAGAAGTACTGGAAAAAATCCAGGAAGAACTGGACAAGCTTCCAGAAGACGTTTTCCTCAGCCCGAATGAAGTAGATGCGCTCATCGAGAAGATCTTCTATGAGAAGGCGCAGTCAGAAACCGTCAAGGTAAAGCTCAAGGACGGTTACCCGGATTGCATCATCCCTGGCCGCGAGGGGTTTGCTAGCGGCGTCGTGTTCGAGATGACGCGGGCTAGGCTGAATGAACTGTCTGGCGCTGCCTTTATCGAGGTTGTTGAAGAGCGGGCCGATGAGGCCTCTGAGAGCCATGAGGAGGGTCTCTAATGTCTGTCGGTACGTTTAATAGGCTAATTCTGACTAAGGCGGAAACCACTGCTGGCGATCCGGTTGTCCCGGCTTCTGCTGGTCTGTTCTCCTACCCGTTCCGTGGTGACCGCCCGACGATTACCATCGAGAAGACGATGGACATGGACGGCAGCCTTGCCGGTATCGTCAATGACGGAACCGACAGCATCGTCACTAAGGTCCTGATGAACATGGGCTTTGAGACGGATGCCCGCCTCGATTCGCTTGTCGTCCTTGGCAAACACTGCCTTGGTACGCTCGCTGCAAGCACTGGAACCGCTCCTAACTTCGTCAATACGATCACTGTTGCTCAGACCTCGCTTCAGTCGTTCACGACGTACTTCCAGGACCCGCTGAACACAGCGGATAAAATCTGGCAGTTCCCGATGAGCAAGGTTCAGCGTCTGTCCATTCGTGGCGATGCTGGCGGAAAGATTGTTCTGGCTTGCGACATCATCTGCGGTGAGCCTGTTAGCCCGACGACTGGCGCTCAGATTGAAGCCGATCTCACGAATGCCAACCGTGATTCGTGGGCACCTGTGACGATGACTCCGATTCTGTCTATGCAGAATGCTGCACTGACCGTCGGCGGGACTGCCGTCACCGCAAAGCTCAAGGCGTTTGAGATCAACTTCGAGAACGAGATCGACACCACCGACCTCGCGGCCACCAAGACGACCGTAGATAACATCTACCGCACTTCGTTCAAGGTGTCTGGTTCGTTCACGCTGAAGACTGACGATATGGCGACCAGTCTGACGTTGATGAACACGCTGATCACCAAGAACGGAACGTCTGGTTCCACCAACGGCCGTCAGCCCAGCACCGCGCTGGTGTTCACGCTTGGTGCCGCTCACGCCACCGGAACGGGCCACGGCGCTGTTATCAGCATCCCGAAGGCGGTTCTGGATGGCGGTAACCCGACTGGTCAGCGTGCGAAGCTGGAGCATCAGTTCACGTTCGACGGTCTGTACGATGTTGCCACCTCGAAGGCCGTTGACATCGTGGTGACCAACGAATCGACGACTGCCAGCCGTTACGCGAACCTGTAAAACCTACGGGGAAGGCTAGCCAGGCCAGGCGAACGAGGAATGCTCCACCTCTGCCTTCCCCGCAATCGGAGCCTAGTAGGAGGCTAGATAATGGCATTCGTTCTTTCCAGCAAGCGTCGTACGTTCAGCAAGAAGTTTGATGACGGCGTGATGCTTGAGTTCCGTTACTTTGAGGGTCAGGAGCGTGACAAGCTTCAGAAGGAGCTTGCCAAGATCCGTGGGTCCAAGAAGTTCACCGATAAGTTCAACGTTCTGATGCAGCAGGTTGCTCAGACGCTTCTCGTGAAGTGGGAAGGCATTGTTGACGACCAGGGTAAGGCCATCGAGCCTTCCGATGAAGTCAAGAAGGCGTTCTTCGCTGACCCCGAGGCGAACAAGTACTGGGAGCGTGCGCTGATGGCGTACCTGTATCCCTCGGAAGAATCCGGCGAGGATTCGGTACTTCCCGAGGAGGCAGAAGGAGATCCAGATTTTTTGTCCGGCAAGTAAGGCTTTACAAGGACCGTGAGAAGGTCCTGAAGTCGGAACCAGGTGGCCTCTCGTGTGGCAATTGCCCGTTCAAACGCGACCTTGAGGCCTCTGGTGTTCCGTGGACAAAGGACGAAGAACACGTCTACTGCCACGGCCGAAAAAAGCCTGAAGAAAAAAGATATGATGACGGCTGTGCCTACCTATGGAATGTTTGGGGTGGCATAAGTTATTATGGTGAAATCATGTTCCTAATCAGTAAGGGCATGAAGGCACCGGAACACTGGACTATTGATGACTGGCGCGTAGCCACCTCGATAGCCAATGAGTTCGAGCGTATCGCCTACGAGGAGCGTTCCGTCAATGGCTGATCGTAACGACGTCAATATCAAGGTAGGCGTAAGCGGCGCTAAGAAGGCGCTGGACGAACTCACGAAGGTACTGGACTCATACAGCAAGAAGGAAAAGGCTCAGCAGCAGCTCGCGTATCAGGCTGACCTGAACGCCATCAAGCTCAAGGGCATCAATTCTGACCGTCTGCATAATCAGCGCATGCAGAAGGAACAACTCAGGATCAAGCAGGTTCTGAACAACGCCAAGATTGAGTCTGACATCCTGACTCGTCAGCGCGACGCCCGTATCGCTGATGCCAACGCCGAGATGAGGGTCGCCAAGGCTGCCGCCGACCAGGCCACGGCCAACGCAAAGGTTATCACCGAGAACGCCCGCGCCGCGAACGCTGCCCAGATTCAGGCTGACAAGGCTGCACAGTCAAGGGC